AAGACAACGCCATCGAAGACAAGATCGCAAAGATTGATACATACAGTTACTGCTTCAACTGGACGCCGGCTACAGCAGAGATACGCTCGAAGTTGCGAACAATGGATGGCGGCAACGACCTAATCACCGCACCGGAACTACAGACGAACGGTCCAAAGTGTATCGAGTCTCTACTCAACGAGAACAGACTCCACCCCCACCATACGCTGTCAATACCTCCTGCACCTTACGAGATCAAGCGTACAGGGCAACAACTGCCAACCCCACGCTTTGGGTACACTCTATTGGGTAACCCCCTCGAACGCTCCTCCAAGACTTTCCAACCGTCTAACCGTGGAGCAACCACAAGGACGATTCTTGCAGATCCTTTGTATAACCCAGATCGATTTAGTGCACCAATTTCTGGTAATAGCAAGTTATCCAAATCAAGCACTATGTCAAAGTTCTTTGGTGCCTCTGGTTCCAGAACTTCAATAGACTTCGTGCCAAACTTTAAGCAAAGACAAGACCTCGCGAGACAGTATTATCTCCACGCTTGGTTGATGGAAGGTATCGCAAGTGCCAAAGAGTTTGCCAATTATAGGTTGCAAGTCACTGAGGGTTTCTATAAACCAGTGAGTGGTATCCGTGAGGCATTCGACGCCAGTGTAGAGCAACCAGAAGATCGTTACTGGCGCGAACCATACCGCACCGACGATGGCGGTACAGCGCAACGCTCTTTGGTTTCTGGGAACGATACAATCAACCAATTGAAGTACGAAGGACGCGCAGTAGTCTACAGTCTATACAATTCTCGTGGTAAGAACGACTACACTGCTACATTCGACCTTTCAATGTATATCCGTGACACGTTCTTCTATGACCAGTTAAGTCTTGATTATGACATAACTCGCCCCGATGGAACTATGACACAGCAGTTGATCGTGGTGATGCCAAAGGTAGACCCAACTTTCCAAGTAACCTTCGAAATGGCAATTGGTACCTATATGAACAGAAGGTTGATGAGTCAAGAGGATCTTGTAGAAATATCCGATTAAATGGTGTATAAATAAATGCAGCAGACCAATCGGATTCTACAATGGCACTTACAAGAACAACACCAGGATTAAAGAAAAGAACTCTTACTACTGGTAAGAACAATTTCTATTCCGACATAGACCTTTCCTTCACTGCCAAGCCAGGAAGCGTCGATGAGAATGGGGTTCGTACTGGCGACATCTATAAGAAGACAGACGCCAAGGCAGTAATTCAGGCAGTAGAAAACATCTTACTGACTAACACAGGTGAGAAACCATTTGAACCTTCGTTTGGTGGAAACATCCGGTCTATGTTGTTTGACCAATCAACAGCGTTCTCCTCAACCTTTGTCCTAACCCAAATATCAAATGCAATAAACCGTTGGGAACCAAGGGCAGAAGTCACTGATGTGAAATACTTTGTGGGGCAACAACTGCTTGACGCAGGAATCGAAGACTTCAGGGCATATGTCAATAACGAAGTTCGTATACAAATAGAACTACTAATCGATAACGAAGGGTTCATCACAACCGTAAACATGAGCAGGTTACGATAATGACAACTACAATCAAATCAACAGATTTAGATTTTCAGACGATCAAAAATAATCTGAAGAACTTCCTCAAAGAGAGTGGAGAGTTCAACGATTACGACTTTGAAGGTTCCGGTATAAGCAATATCCTCGACGTACTCGCATACAACACCCACTATAATGCGTTGAATGCAAACTTTGCTTTGAACGAGTCTTTCCTTGTTACTGCCCAGTTGAGACCTTCTGTTGTGTCTCTTGCTGAATCTATCGGATATGTTCCAGATTCAAAAAAGTCTGCTGAATGTAGTATTACCCTTTCAATTAACCTCGCCGGAGTCACCGGACTTGATACGCAATACACTATCGAGCCAGGCGAGTTGGTTCTTCGTGGTGAGAGAGACAACCTAGACTACACTTTCACCAACCGTGTTTCTCTGCGAGCGATCGCCTCAAACGGCGTATACACCTTTGTCCCTGCTGCTGACCCCGACAATGCTATTCGGGTTTATGAGGGCGAGAATCGCAAGATAGACTTTTTGGTTGGTACTGCTCGTGATGTTGTGTATGTTGTCCCAGACGAGGAAATGGATACTTCTACCGCAATCGTCAAGGTATTCGAAGACCAAGGTTCCTCGTTAATAGATGGCGGGTCAGAGTTTGCACTCTACACCGACCTCTTACAAGCAACAGTGATAACTTCTGAGTCCCGTCTTTATGTTTTACGCGAATCTCCAAACGAGTTCTTCGAGTTGACATTTGGTAACGGAACTTCTCTGGGTGTTTCGCCTCAACCTGGGAATGTCATCAACGTCGACTACCTGCGTACATCTGGCGCAAGCGCCAATGGTATCTCATCCCTGAAGTTGGCACAAGACCTCTATCTGGGAGACTACGTCGTCCAACCACAAAATGTTTCTATCTCTGTTATATCAAGGGCATCCGGTGGTGGTGACAAAGAAGGTATTGAATCGATACGGTTGAACGCACCTTACCAGTTTGCCTCACAGAACAGAATGGTAACTTCTGAAGATTATTCTACTCTTATCTTGAAGAAGTACTCGCAGTTCATCAACGATATCCAATCATGGGGCGGCGAAGACGACCCTGAACCAGACTACGGTTCTGTCTTCACTTCTATCGTATTCAAAGACAACCTCAGCGACATTACTATTGCTAATGCCCGTCAGGGTATCCTTGACCTTGCAGATCAGTTCTCCGTTGCATCGTTCCAGTTGAAGTTCGTGGATCCAGTTACAACCTTTATCGGCACCGAGGTATTCTTTCAGTTCAACCCATCCTTGACTGGTTTCACTGAGTCTACTGTTCGTGGTGCTGTTAACCAATCTGTTGACGATTACTTCACCGCCAACACTGGTAAGTTCGAACAAGTCTTCAGACTGTCTAACATGTTGACCGAAGTTGACGCCACTGACCCAGCAGTTCTTTCATCAAGGGCGAATATCATCTTGAACCGCCGACTTGTTCCTATACTTACAACCACAAAAGACTACACAGTAGCGTTCCCTACTGCTCTCCGTGACCCACAGTTCTCTGAGTCGAAGACTGTTTACACTTCGTTGTTTACGTATAGGAACAAGACTGTGTTTATCCGAAATAAACTTGACCAGCGTGTTCGTATCTCTGCTGCTGGCGTTTCTCCTATCATCTTTGAGACGCAAGCAACAAGTCAATTGGAAATGGTCGACACCGCTGGTAATGTTGTTATTGATAATGTAGGAAACTATAATAAGGTCGCCGGAACGGTAACTTTTTATGCACTGAACGTGCAGGCGATTGCTGGAGGCAGGAACTATATAAAGGTGTTCGCTATTCCTGCGAACCAATCGGTCGTGACCTCTATACGTAACAACATTATCCGATACGATCAAGAAGAATCGTTCACCAAAGCAGTATTGGTCGATACACAATAATAGGCGTTCGGTATGTCTGTAGATAAAACATTAAAGGATTTATATCGTCGTGATATAAACATAGAGAAGTACGAGGTCGATAACGTACTTCCTAGTCACTTCGACGACAAATATCCTAACCTTGTAAACTTCTTACAAGAGTACCACAAAAGTCTTGAGGCATCTGACAATCCTGCGAGCAACATCAAGGAACTCTTGACTGTTCGTGATATCACGCAAACAAAGTCTGAGTTTCTTTCCTTTATCTCCAGTGAACTTCTTCTGGGCAAACCATACTTTGAGACGTTTAACGACAAGCGGTCAGCACTACAATATTCCAACCTCTTGTACAGATCAAAGGGTACTGAGTTTTCTATTAAGCAGTTCTTTCGTATCTTCTATGGTTTAGATATTGACGTAGAATATGGACGCGAAGAAGTATTTTATATCGGCGACCCAAAAGAAGAAACTCTTGATTATTACGGTAATGGTCCAGCAACTGGTTTAAACTTCGGGTTCACCTTCAGTAACGCAGAACTCCTTGTTTACCTTGAAGACGATAGTGGAAACTTTCACGAGTTGCGTAACGGTGTTGACTTCTCAGCAGATTATTATGGCAACGTGATTGTCACTTCCCCTTCGACGACACCACAAACATACGAGCAATTTACACCATCGTCAGACGCTACTTTCGCATACTTCTATTCGACTGGATATGTTTCTCCTGGGAAAAGGTTGCGCATCGTTTCTCAACGCAGAACTCAAACTGCTCTCGGTGCAGATGTAACCGATAAAAGAATCACCAACGATAAGTTCTACCAACTGTACGGTCTCTTGATTTCTACTCCAATCTCTGTGCAGATCTGGAAGTCAGCATATAAGACTTTTGTGCATCCAGCAGGTATGTTCTTGTCGGGTCAGGTTGACATTACTTCTATCGCAGAACTAAACATTGGTGTTCAACCGCCAGCGTTGATACAACCACCACCGCCAATACTAATCGAACAGCAAGCGAATGTTTCGATCAAGCAATCTACCAGAGGACTCATAACCTCGGTTGTCACCGAGATTGGTCCTGGACCAAATGGATACCGCGTTGTGTCACGTCCAAACGATATGCTTCACCCGAAGACTGTCGCCAATTGGCACACCCAGTATGGTTCTATGGCAGACGCAGACGATATTAACTCGCGTACCCTTGACGATACCTACGCGGATCTTTCTAACAACATCAATACCTTGGACGAAGGTTTGTGGCATTCAGATTATCTGCATCCAGTAGACAGCGATGGTGCTGGCAATAGGACTCCAATATGGGGATACAACGAATCAAATGTTGTTCAATATGATTCGGACTTCCCACATGGACCAGAATACACGGTATAAACCCTTATAAATAAACATTGTAAACACTCGGAAGCAATGAAATGGCGACAAGACAAATACTACAAAACGGCACAACTGCCAATGACGGGACAGGAGATACCCTTCGCTCCGCGTCTGACAAGATCAACTTAAACTTCAGAGAGTTGTTCTTGTTGTTCGGCGACTCTGTTCAAGCAACCTCTGCTTTGAGTTTTGATTCAGAAGGTAGGGTTGTGTTTGATGGAGGATCTTATAACACTATCCTCGGCGCAAACACTCCTTCTTCGAGCAATAAGTATGCCAACCTTCCTAATGCTTCTGGAACTATCGTACTGAAAGACACTGTCGACGTTCTCAGTAATAAGACTCTAACCACTCCAATTGTTGGAGACTTTAATGACAGTAATGGCGTTGAGATTATTTCGTTCAACGGTATCGCTTCTGCTACTCATTCACTTGAAGTTCGTAACGGCGACTCTGTAGATGGTGTGAACCTTTGTGTCCACGGAGACTCCGCTGATATCGACCTCTGCCTGACTCCAAAAAATTCTGGCGCGATCAAAACATTCGGTCAGATCGCACCTGAGTCGCACCAACTTACAGAAAACGATACTGCTTCAGTTACTAAACCTGTAACTTTCTTGAACAGGTCTTCTGGTACACCGTTTAACATTGTCCTTCCTGACGGTCTGAATGTCGGCGAAGAAAAGAAATTTGTGAGTTTGAACACAACAACAGCAACTATAACCCCAAATAAT